TAAAGTTTAGTATTAAAATGATCTGATGGTTGAAAAGTTATATAAGCCATTATCCAAACTCCTTTATATTTTTAGTACATAACGCATAATACCCTGTAGGTACAGCATATTCAAATGCTCCAAAACCATTTCCATCTGCATTAGCTGAAGCTACGGCAGTTGTGCCAAAAAATCCTGAACCAAAGTTCCATTCTGTCCCCATTGATTTTCTATTTCCATTTAAAAATGTATATGTTCCATTTGAACCTAAGTTTGATAGTGCTAAACCACCTGTGCCACCTGATGTTGCTGGATTTGCTGAATTAAACCAAGTTCCATTTTTACCCCAATATAAATAACCATTATCTAAATCCATAGCTAACATAACAATATCGCCATTCGATAAAGCACCAACTGAACCTAAATTAGTTCCTGTTGAATGAAGTATTTGACCACCACTATCGTACAAACCTGCTGACATATTATTACTTCCACCATAATAATCAGTAGCATTAAAATCAGCCGTATCTAAATTAACAAAACCTGATATTGAACTATCTGTTGAGCTTAAATTAGGTTTATATTCTGCATACCATTTTCCAACACTAGCAGCTAAAGTTGCTGGAGTAGATGAAAAATTTGATGTGCTAGAAGTTCCTGTGCCTTTTGTATTTCCATTAGAATAAGTCGTTGCAGTGTTGTTTTGCTGTAAAGGATTTAATGTAGCAAAATTATTTGAAGGACTATCTATATTTTGAGTTACTGAGTTATTTACAGTAAATGTGTTTGATTGACCTGAACTATCTGTTCCCATAGCAGCACTATTTTCAAATTTTAAAAAGAAACCATTAGTTCCATAAGTTACTGATGGTGCAGTTTTTGGTTTCCATATTCCTGATGTAGAATCTGTTTCGCCAAAAGTTGATGCGTCATAAGCATAACCATCTGTAAAATGCACATGAGCCATTACTCCATTAAAATAAATTCCTGTAGAAGGATATTTTCCAACTAATTGAACTTCACCATTTCTAGACCATTGCATATCATAATTTTGAGATGGATAAGAACCTGTGACTGTTTGTAAATTTCCATTTACATAAATTTTTACTCTATCAGTAGATGTGCTTTGAGTTGTGTCTATTTTAGCAACAACATGATACCAAGCTGCAGAATCTCTAAAAACTGCACTTGTAGTTATACCCCAATCTGCACTATCGCTTGTAGCACTTTGAAGAAATAGTTTATCACTTGTATTAAAATTTAAAAAAGCACAATCTGTTGCAGCATCACCACCACCGAAAATAGTGCTGTTTGCACCTTCACTTGTTTTTTTTACCCAAGCAGAAATAGTTGATTTTTTTCTGTTGGTTGGTGTTGACATTGTGTGTGATAAATATCCTGTTGCCATAATCTTATCCTAGTTAAATTGTCCTGAGTTATTAATTCCTACTGTTATTGTTATACTGAAAGCTCTGTCAGCCGTTTGACTTTGAGCATCAGTAGCTCTAATTGTAAAGCTGTAAGTTGTTTCTGATGTAGCTCCACTTTCAGTTCCTGTAATCGCACCTGTAGAAGTATTTAAAGATACACCTCCAGGTAATGATCCTGATTGTACTGCAAAGCTAGTAGCATTAGTTGCAGCTACTGTATATGAAACTGAACTTCCTGCTGCGTTACTTCCAAGTGATCCAGCAGCCGTAGTCCAAGCTGGAGCATCTGAAACTGTTAAAACTGCACCTGATTGAACAGCATTACCATCAGGATTTTCAATATATAATTTATAAGTACCATCAACAGAAATTGTAAACTTAGCTACAATAGATGTTGCAGAGCTAAAAGAAACTTCGTCTGCTACTATTAATGCACCTGTTGTTGAATTTATTGCTGTAACTAAAGGTACAGTAACAAAATTAGTTCCTGCTATTGTAACTGATGTTTGTGTATTTTCAATTACAGATGGAGTAACAGATGAGAATGTTGGTCTTGTTTCTCCTTGTATAGTAACAGATCCACCAAGATTAACAGCAGAACCATTTATTGTAATTGATTCGTTTGCTATCTTAGCATTAGTTACTGCATCATCATCAATCTGTGTAGTTCCTATAGAACTATTTGTTCCTGATACAAAGTTTGCTAAATCTCTTGCTTTTGTCATAATTTAATTACCTCGCTGTTGCTGGAATATTATTGCTTCCTACTAATGGTGCTTCTGCAAACGCCATATAAAAATGTGGTGTATTGTTATTACACAGTTGAACATTGGTAGTAATAATTTTAAAACCATTACATAAATAATCTATTCTATCATAATCTGAAGACTCAGAATTATTTAGATCAGCAAAAAGTGGTGCATCTTTTCCGTTAAAACCAAATCTTCTATTATCATACATATTCCAATTTGTAGTAGATTGACCTCTTATCAAGGTAAATGCAGGTTTAAATCCTGTATAAATAAAAGGTGTGTTAGCAGTATAAGCATGGTACGAACCAAATTTACTAAATCCTTTTTTTTCTGCAAAAGCATAACAGATATAAGTTCCTGAAGAATTATTTACATCATTCCAAGTACCTAAAGTTATTACTGAAGATGATGGAGCAGTATCATTAAAAGCTCCTGAGTTTGTTATTGTTGCACTAGCATCATTCAAATAAGTGAATCTACCAAATCCAAAAGCATTTGCATGAGTTGCAACTATCCAATTTGAAGCTGTATCAGTTCTCTTTATCATTACAAATGTAGGTGCTACTCCTAATCCATGTCCTATTGTTGCACCATTAGAACCATTACCATTATATTTGATTATTGATATTCCAGCAGTCGTGTTTGCAGATGTATATGTTGTGTTTATACTTCCGTCAGTATTTGAAGAACCTTGACCACCTCCTGCTTTCCAATTCCAAGCTACATAAGTTTCACTATTTTGGTTTCCTCCAGCATCAGTTCCTAAAGTAAAGCCATCACTATCAAATGATGTAACACCTGAGTAAGTTGCTTCAACAGAATTTTGGTCTGAATATATTTGTTTTGAAGTTCCTCTTACAACATCAAATAATCCACTATTATAAGACTGGCTTCTTGCCTTGTACCATACCCAATCAGGTTGAAAACCAATGCCTGTTTGTGCATTTCCTGCTGAACCATTACCTGTCCAAAGTTTAGTATTAAAATGATCTGTAGATTTATTTATCGTTGTGTATGGCATTATTCGTTAAGTCCTTTCGTGCACCAAGCTGTGAAACCTGCTGGTACGTCATATTCAAATTTACCTAAATTACTTGCGTTACTTCCTTCAGATGATATAGCAGTTGTGCCAAGAAATCCATTACCAAAATTAGCATCACATCCAGCACCATTTCCTCTACACTCTGTAAAAGGAAACCAAAATTTTGTAGTGTCTAATCCTGAAAAAGTAGGGTTAGTTCCACTTGATATATTACTAGCTGTCCCTGATAAATTTGTAAAACTTCCATTCACGCCAAGATAATATTTTCCATTATCTAAATCTAAAGCATGACAAAGAACAACACTATTTGTAATTTGAGCAAATCCTGAAGATTGACCGCTTGATCCGTTGTTTCTATAATAAGCATAAGTTGTTCCATCTTGAACACCATAAACACCAGCTTGATCTGATCTACCTGTTGTTTGTTGCACATCTTCATGAAGAATACCCATCATTGTATTACCTGCGTTTTGTTGTGTCTCCCAATACCATTTACCTGAGTTTTCTCCTATTGTTCCCCAAGCTCCATTATCGCCATTACCTGAAGTTGTAGTGTTTCCGTTTGATAAAGTTACAGTCATTTTTTTTTGGGGATTCCAAGTGCAAAAATTATTACTAGGATTATCTTGTGTTTGTAAAGCAGTGCCACTTATACTCATAGTATTGTTGTTACCAGAGCTGTCTGTTCCCAAAGCTCCTGCACTAGCAAATTTTAAAAATACTCCATTAGAGCCATATTGAACATTTGGTTGAGTATTAATTTTCCATTGTCCTGTTGTTGCATCAGTTGATCCAAAGCTATCTGCATTATAAGCATAACCATCACAATAATGAACATGAGCTAAATAAGTTGTTCTATCTGTTGAACTATATTTACCTAACTCAAAGTTACCACTTACTAATTGAGCATAAGACTGATTCTGACTCGGATAAGTTTCAGTTGTAAAATCTGTATGTCGTTCACCATTTATATAAACCCTTAACCTATCACCTGATGTAGCGTTTGTAGTATCAATAGTTGCAACTAGATGCCACCATCCACCAAAGTCTCTAAATTTTCTATTATTAGCTACTAGATCACCAGTACTATAACTACCACTTGTATAAACTCTAAATTTTAAATTAGGATTTGTATAAAAAGATATTGTATTACTACTACTCTTAAATTGAAATACACCAGCATCAACACTTGTATCTACGGATTTAACCCATGCTGATATTGTTGCTGTTGTTCCACTTGCTGATGAATTTGATCTATATATGTATGCCATTATGGTAATAACACTCCTTCTTCTGCTCCTACTGATACAGTTATAGAAAATGCTCTATCTACTGTTTGTGATTCTGCATCCGTAGCTCTCAAAGTAAAGTTGTATGTTGTACTATCTGATGGGCTAGGTGCTGTTCCTGTTATTGCTCCTGTACTAGAATTTAAAGTTAAATTCATAGTAGCAGCTGGTGTATTAGCATTAGATGTCAATACACTTGTTGTTTCACTAAATGCTATTGTTGAGTCTGATGAAGCAGCAACAGATAAATTTACTGTTTCTCCTGCACCGACTGTTCCAATAGATCCAGCTCCAGTTGAAAATGAAGGAGCTGTACTTGCAGTAATTATTGCATTTGTACTTCTAGCTGCTCTACCATTTTCTAACTCTATTCTTACATAGTAAGATCCTGATGCTATTGTAACATTAACAGATAAACTCGTAGCACTACTTAAACTAACTGTATTAGCTCTTGTAACAGCTCCATCTGTTTTAACAAAATCTACTATTGGTATTCCTGAAAAATTTGTTCCTGTAATATTTATTGTTGTAGCTGTATTCGGTGCGATCGTTTGAGATACATCTGCTACAGTTGGTGTAGTTGGTTGAGGTACTTCTGCAAAAGATAAATTACCTGAACCATCTGTTTTTAAAAAGTAATCATTAGTAATGCTTTGTGGTAAAGTTAAAGTATAAGATTGACCTGCACTATGTGGAGGTGCTTTAATTTTTACACCATGTGAATTTTGTGAACAGTTTAATTGTATTTGACCATCATTAGAACCACCATCACCATTTACAGTTAATCCATTGTAATTAGTTGTAACAGTTGCACCAGTTAATGTTTTAGATGCCATTGTAGTTGGTAGTCTAGCATCTGCTAATGTGCCTGAAGTAATAGAAGAAGCTGCAATAGATGCTACATTAAATGTACCAAACCCAACAATATCTACAATATCGTTTGCTGTAGCACCTGAAGCTAATACAACAGATGTACCTGAAGTAACAGTTACGTCTGTACCATTAACTAATTTAACACCATTAAGATAAACGTCTATAAATCCTGCATCATATGCAAGTGTGTTTCCATTATCATCTGAACCTGTAAATGTTGTTTGACCACCTGAAGCTGTATACTTAAATCTAGCTGATGTACCATTTACTGTAGATCCAGCAGCTGCCCATCCTGATGATTTGTAAACTTTTAATTCATTAGCTGTTGTATCAAAATATAAATCACCAACATCTAAACTTGTTGAAGGAGCAGATGAAGCTACTCTATATCTTTCAGCAAAACTATTTACACCTGATATATTTGTAGCAACAGTTGTAACATTAGCTGAGTTAGATGCTAAAGTATTTAATCCACTAATAGCTGCTAGTGTATTCATGTCAGATACAGTTTGAGTTGTACCTAACGTGTTCATATCTGAAACTGCGTCTGCTGTTCCAAGTCTACCAATCTCAGTAGCTTTACCTGCTACTGTTGTAACTTCTGTAGCTTTTGGAACTAATCTATGAAAAGAATATGTGTTTAATGTTGTTGTAGTTTCTACAATTAAACCAAAACCTGAATTATATGTAACTGTGTCTCCTGCACCTGTAATAGTAACTGTAGAGTTTCCTACTGTACCATTTGCAATACTTATCTCACCACTACCATTTGATGTATAATTTGTAGATAAAGCTTTGATACTAACAAGTGTACCTGCTCCATTATTAACATCAGGGTTTGCATTTGGAAAAGCTAACTCATTTGCTATTGGAACAAAGCCACCTACATCATCTACTAAGTCTATAACTCTAGCATCAATAGCAGCTGTTGTTGCTACTCTAGAATCATTTGATGACCAAGTATCTCCTGAAGCTATTGTTTCTGTAGAGTCTTGCCTAAAATATCTAGCATCAGAAGCTGATGTAGTAAATAATGTAACATCATCTGCTGTCGCTGAAGAATGTTCTGAATTTGTAACTAATACTGCGTCAGCTATTTTTGCAGCTGTAACAGCATCATCAGCTATCTTAACAGCAGTAATTTGTGCATCTGCTATGTGTGCTGTATCAATAGATCCATCTGTATAATGTTCACTATTAATAGCGTCATCTGCAATTTTAGTTCCTGTGACTGCATCAGCAGCAATCTTACCTTCTGTAACTGCACTAGCATTAATTTTAGCAGCTTCAACTGCATTAGTTGCTAGTTTAGCAGCAGTAACATTTGCATCTGTAATCTTAGCTGTTGTAACTGAATTAGATTTTAAATTAGCTGCATCA